TAAACTGGTTAAAAATAATTCAAAATGTACCAAATATTACTAAAATAAATAAAGATATTTATGAATAATTTTAGAACATCTCATCTGATAACTACTTAAAGTTGATTTTATAATATATTCTAATGTCTAATTTCAAAATTAAGAAGAATAAAAAAGAAAAATTAGAGTATCGCGATTCTACCACCTTAGACAGAAAGCATAAAGAACATTCTATAATGTTCAAAGAAGAGAAAGAAAACTTGCCCAATAAAATAGAACTATTAGAAAAATTAGAAGAAGAATTAAATATAATAAATAAAACAAATTCTTCTTATAATAAAGAAGATATAGAATTAAGTAAATTTTTGGAACAAAAAGCTATGTTATTAAACAATATTGATACTTTGAAAAATGAGATTGAAAGTATTAAAGATAACCAAAATGAATTGGATTATTATGATAAAACAGGTGATATTATTTGTAGTTATTACCAAATAAGAGACGAAAAGAAAAATGAATTCTCTGAATCAAAAAACATTATTGATTATTTTAATAATAAAAAATTAAATGTTGATACTGATGAAGTCTCGAGAACAAAACTATTTGATCAATATTGTCAACGAATAGACGGTGTTAGAACACTAAAAGATGATGGTTCTAATAGAATAAAATATTGTTTAGAATGTAAAATAGAAAAAATACTTGATATTGGCGAATCTAGTTATGTATGTCCAGAGTGTGGTGATAGTGAAGAAGTAATATTAGATGAAGATAGACAAATTAAAGAATATTCTCCCTATAAAAGAATAAATCATTTCAAGGAATGGATAAATCAATTTCAAGCGAAAGAGAGTACTGAAATACCTGAACCTATTTTCTTGGATATAATAAATGAGATTAATAAGAATAGAATAAGAGATTTAACAAAACTTGATAGAGATAAAATGAAACAAATATTAAAAAAATTAGGTTATAATAACTTGTATGAACATATACCATATATAATTAATAAATTAAGTGGGTTGGAAGCACCAAATATAAATAGACATATTGAAATGAAATTTATTGATATGTTTACTAAAATACAAGAACCATGGGAAATATTTAAATCACCGGATAGAAAAAACTTTTTATCATATTCATATGTACTTCATAAATTTTGTCAACTTTTAGAATTAGATCATTTATTAATTTGTTTTCCATTATTGAAATCTGCTAGGAATTTAAAAGATCAAGAACAAGTATGGGAAAAAATATGTAAAGTATTAAAATGGGAATTTATATCTTCATAAACAAGACTTTTTAAATTATACACCTTATAATTACTTTTTGTATTTATAAGATGTCTTTTACTAATTCTATTATTAGAATATCTAAATATTAATATATGTATAAAAATAAATATTTAAAATATAAAAATAAATATTTAGAACTCAAAAATAAACAAATTGGTGGTGTTATCACGACTGAAATAGTTGATCATGAATTAATTATTTATGGTTTAAAAAGAGATATTAAAGTCAGTTTAGATTCAGCAAGACCAAGTAAACTAAATATTGAAGATATGATAGAATTAAAAATAAAGATGGATGGAGTATCTGATATAGATGAATTAAATAGTTATGTATTTGTTAGTAAACCAATAGGAAGCGATTTTGAATTATATATTAAGTCAGATTTAATTTTTGCAGATAGTAAAGAAGAAGAAACTGAAAGATATGAAATAGGTGCAGGGTATCAAGTATCTGTTTATACTAAAAAAGATAATCAAATTCATGTATTTAAAGAATATCAAAAAGAAGACCTTGAAGATTTAACAAACACACAAATAAAAATACAAAGTCATATCCAAGAAACTATTAAAGATGAATTAACTAGATTTACTAATGTAAAAATACCCAAATTACTATATTTTGATAAAGAAACTAGAACTATAATATTTGATAGAGTATATAATCCTTTTGATACTGATATAAATAGTCCATTACCTATGCTTCATTTTAAGTTAACAAATGACTTTAGTAAAAAATCTTATGTTGAGGGTAGAGGGAGTATTATTTTATTACCAGAAGTATCCACATTACTTGGTACATATCGAATAGATTTACTTGGATGCATGAGTGAATTAGGAGAACTATGTGCATTATTAAATTTTAAATGTGAATTAATTTTAGAAGATATTGAGATTGTAATTGGTAAGGATAGAATTGGCGATGATAAATTAAAATTATATTTGCTCGATTTTGATAGAGTGCGCCTATCCGAAGGTCATATTAGTAAGTATAAACCTGGTTTATTAGAATTAATAGAAGATGAATATTTTCAATGGAAATCAGACCAGTCTAGTTCACCTTTTATTAGAGCTTTTACAGAAAGTTATATGCGTATTGCTATCGAACACAGTGGTAAGGAACATGCGGATAAAATAATTGAGAACTTAAGTTCGTCATAGTTATTTAGATGTTGTTTTTACTTGGAATGTTAACGAATTATTCAAATTTAATATTACTAAAAGTTTATAATATAAGACTGTATAATATATGAAAATAATTCGTAATATATCAATTTTAATTTTATTTTTTGGTTTAATAATATTAACAATTTATATAACAAGATCTTATAACTACAAGATTGAAGACTCTATTATACATAAATCTAAATTAGAAATGGAAAAAAGACGATTACAATCTGAAAATGATATTCTAAATAATGGTAGACCATCTGTTGCATTTAGTAATATGTTCGAAAATTCAACTCCTTGGATGGGATATAGTGATCCTGACACAATTACAAAGAATATATCTGATAAAAAGAATATAAATAGTTATGCAAAATTTGATTCTAGTAAATATAGTACTGTAAAATAAATATATTGTTTTAAAGAATATAATATATATATTTTAATGTCAAAGGATTATTTAACCGAAGATACTATGCTACCTGAAGGTCAAAATTTTGTTTGTATCAGTTTTGTTACAGACCAGTCAAAAAAGACTACATTAACTGGAACTAAAATTAGAGGTGTATTTAAAGATCTAGAATCTGCATCAGCACATGCAAAGAAAATTCAACAAATTGACCCTGCTCATAATGTATTTGTAGGAGAAATGGGTAAATGGTTAGCATTTGACCCTGATACTACATCAAAAGCGGCAGGTAATGCTGAATATGCAAACGATCAACTGAATGAAATTATGAAGGGTCATGAAGATAATCAAGAAAAAACTAAAATCTTTTATGAAAAAAGAAAGTATGAATCTTTAAAAGAGAATATTCAAGAAGCAATTGTTACATCAAAGAAAACAGCTGACAATTTAATGGAACAAATAAAAGGAACTAATGATAAAACCGAAGAAGAAACTCTTAATAGCAAATTAGAATCTATTAATAAACAAATTAAAGAATTAACAGTTAAGAAAACTGATTATGAAAAACAAGAACAAAAATATACTAAACAATTAGATAGTCATTCTGTTAAACAAAGTGTAACTAATCAACCCAGTATTAGTATCTAATTAACTAAATAATTTTATAAATAAGAAACTTTAATATAAAAGTATCTTAATTATAAGTAATCTTTTAAGAATCTTTTAAGAATCTTTAACTTTTTTAACATTTATTCGAAAGTTATTTCTTTTTTTAGCTAAAATTTCACTTGGATCAAATATAGGGAGTCTTTTATTCCATTCTGAATCGTAATACTTTTTATGAAATTTAACATATTTATTTGATCCAAGTTTAAATTTAGGAGCAGTTTTTGCTTTATACCAGAATACTTTATCTGTAATAACTGTACTATGAACTCTATTATTAATAACCATTATACCATAGTTTTGTGTAATTTCAGTAAATACTTGTTTGAAAATATCAAATGATGGAAACATACCTGCATAATGATCATATAATTTTTTTTGATTAGATATAAAATCTTCGGCTAAAAGAAAAATATAATCTAAATTACTTCTCATTTCAGGAGGAATACCAATACAATATTGCATTGTTAAAATAAATGATATATGATAATGCCGTCCGTTAAAAAATAATTCTAAAATAGTTGGATCCTTTACCCATGTACCTTTTGATGCCATACAATCATCCATAATTAACATAAGTCTGTCATCCTTAACTTTTTTACCTTCTTTTACTCTATTTTCATTATCTTCTGATATTTTAGATTGTCTGCCATAAATTCTAGATAAAATGTCAGGCTCAAAATTATCAAAAATATAAGAATCAGGAATAAAGTCGCCATAAAATTTATTTAATTTTTCTGTTCTACTAATAACAACGGCTGCGGGTATTGAACGTTTATGATATAAAATTTCTTTTGTAACATAACTTTTACCAGACGCACGTTTTGCAATCATTGCAATCGTTGCGTGGTCTACCATATCTTTAATATTAAATTTTTTTAATCTTAATTGCGATGTGCCAAATCGTACATCCATTGTACTCATTATATAAGTTATAGATATTATTCTATAATTTATTTAATTTTAATTAAAAATTAGCCATTTCTGTAAATATTTCTTGATTAATTACACCATTATTAATATTATTAGTTGGTTTACAAAAATGATTTGCAACTAACCCAACAATCGAGGTTGTTAATATTGGCAATTTAAATTTATCGAATGTCTTCTTATCTTTAAATTTCTTTTCAAGAGATTGTAACCAATAAACTATACTAAATGTTCCAACCATAATATATATTATTTTTCTCATTAAATAAATTCAGAAATAATTTCTAAGTTAAACTAATAATGAACAATTCTTCCGAAGAAATAAAAAGTTTAAATAAAAAATGCAATCTAAATAAATTAGAAAAATCAAAAAGAATTATTAAATATATTTTAATGGGTTTTATTATATTAGTTGCTGTTAGATATATTCCAAATCAACCGATTAATACTAAAGAAATTATTATGATCGGATTAATTTCATCTATATCATTTGCCATGCTTGATATGGTATCCCCTTCAATTAAAGTACTTAATTAAGATTAACCATTCGTAATTTCTTAAAATTGCAAGTAATTATTAAAAAATTTATTTTTATTTACTTCCTCATTTTTTTCTTGAGTATTTGCAGAATCATTATGTGAATTTGAGAATACTTCTTGGTATCCATTTTTATTTTTTTCGGGTTTAAAATTAACTGATGCTTCAGATTCTGAGCATCCTAAATCATTCTTTAATAAGTTTTGTAATTTTGAATCCATTGTATTAGAAATTAAATTTTCTGAACTAGTTTCAGATAATTTAGACTTATCTGTTTTATTTATTTCTATTTTTTTATCAGATGTATTATTATCAGATAATTGAATATCACCATTATTTAAAATTTTTAAAATTTTTGAGTTTAAATCATCACTTTGTGCTTTCTTACCACCAATTTGTAATAATGATTGTTTAGATTTGGAAGTAGATGAAGTACTAGAAGCTTTAGATTTAGAACTGGTACTAGAATTAGCCCTAGAATTAGCCCTAGAATTAGATCTAGAATTAGATCTAGAATTATCACTATCTTTATTTAATAAAGTATTGGTTGGTAAAGTATTGATTGGTAAAGTATTGGTTGGTAAAGTATTAGTTGGTAAAGTATTGATTGGTAAAGTATTAGTTGGTAAAGTATTAGTTGGTAAAGTATTGGTTGGTAAAGTATTGATTTCATCGTTTGCTATAAAATTAGAATTAGTATTCAGTGGTTTATCAAAATTATTATCTAATTCTCTTCGTAAGAGTTTTTTAAGATTTTGTTCATCAACTTCGGTAATTGTTCTTTCAAAATTATCATCTGGTACTTGATCTATTGCGTCGTCACCCAAGTAAATTTCTAAAACATGCTTTAATGGTAATGGAGGTGGATGTTTATGTGTTACCAAAGAAGATAAAGACTATTTATCAAAAAGAGGAAGAAATTTTTTACCATGTAAAAAATAATAAGCTTTTAATAGATTAATCAAACATACTAAAAGTATAAATTTTATTTAACATATTATTAATAATAGTTTAAGTAAAATATTTTTTCTTAAATTTTTATATATGAACGTATTAGTCGAAAAAAAGAAAGAATTTACTGTAAGAATTATTAATATATTATCCCCTTTAATATTAGAAGGAATCACTTCTATTTATAATAAAGCAAAAGAAACATCAACAGGTGATAATATTTTAAAACTATTTCAATCATTCTTAAAAAGAATTCCTAAATGGGACAATGAATTAATTTTAAATGAAATTAATAGAATCAAAACTAGTAGTAAAGATTATGAATTACTATTTGATTTAATAAAAGCAACTGTTAAAGCAAATATGCATATTCTTACATTTTCACCATATAAAAATTCACAAACAAAGATAAACTCTGATTACTATCAAAATATCGATTTTAATAAATTTATACATGATATTTATATAGAGTGTGCTAGAGAAATATGGAATAATACATATT